GATTCCAAATGTGCCACAGCTCATGCATTGTGCAAACCATTCATGCGCTGTTAATTCTGCACCTTTCTTGAGGCCATGGCGTTGCTTTGGCTTTCCATAAAGCTTTGAGCAGATCGAACAATCAAACGACAGAATGTGCATAATTACTCCTTTGTAATGTCTCAATGGGTTGCAGATTGATTTGCGGCACCGACCAGTTGTTTTGGGATGGATTGCGATAACGCGGTTTTTTGCACACAGCTACTGGTATCCAGCCCACAATGTGCATCTTTGGTGAGTTGCCTACGACAAGCACGGCAATGTCTCGATCATGTCGATCCGATTCCTGAATCCACAAATTGGATGCTGGATTGGCTGACCATTTAACCTCAATGTGGTCTCCCACATCTGCTCTTGATTTGTCATGTGATTGTCCGGGTTTGTAGTCATAGCCCAATCGCTTTGCTACCACCCATTCAGCTGACATGGCCTCGGCCATCTGGGCCACATACTCAAACCATGATTTTGTTTTTTGCAACCTAGTCTCATGATCACCGGTTTTATTTGTGCAATGTTCAATTGCTGCAAAGTAACATTTGATTTCTTCCATGCGTGTGATCATCTGCAATCACCACAAAACCAAATGATGTTATCTGTTGAGTCATAGCCTTTTTGATAGCCGAATTTGTCAAATTTAGCAAGCTTTGAGCATTTGTCGCATTGTTCGATTTTGTATTCCTCGACAACCTCGCCTTTAAAGTAAAGACGGCCAATCATGCGCTGTGGATTAATGATCTCCATGAAATCACTCATACCTGCGGCTCCCATTTGCCTGTGCTGCGTAATACATACCAACGCGGCGTGCATTGCGTGGCCTTTGTGCGCTCTGTGCAGAAATAGCCGCCCCATGACTTTGGTGATCCGTCATGTGATTGTTTCCAAACCATTTGGCCATGTGAGCATGACGGCAAAGCATCTGGGATCCATGCAGAATCCTCAGCTGTTTCACCTGCCGCATCGACTTGCTCTCTTGTTTGGTAACTCGGCACATCGCCATGTTTTGTTGTCCAGTAGTCATAATCGGCTGCCGGTGTTTCGGTTTTGACCAATTGCATCACCTCTTTGGTGGCCTTTTCCGTGCCGCCCATGACCAAGGCCATCACGCGCATCAAAGCTGATGTGACAGTATCCTCGACAAACCAGCGTTTCATATTGGCGTTATAGGCAGCTTGGTAACCGTACGCATAATCAATGCCTGCCGGCTCGATCTCCGTTTGATTACGCCATGCCGCGGCACGGACAAGGATTGAGCCTTTTTCGGCATCAAAATTGACGATTGTGGCCTCAAGTCGGCCTTCTGGATAAGTCTTGATCCAGCGATCTGTGCGCTCTTTGTTGCCTTCATAGTTATCCAAGAATCCCATCACTTAGCCGCCTTTTGACTAGCTGCGATGTGGCGAGATACCGCCCGACCGCGTGTGTAGCCTTGTCGCTGGCCTTCTCTGTAACCGACTGAATAGGCCATAACAGCCCACAATGTACCTGCGATCAAACAAGTGATCACAATTGAGATTTCATTCATTTGTAGCTCCCGATTCTGGGAACAGCTAATCCGCTCCCAAAGAAAGAGTGACAGGCACAACCGACAAAATCAAGAATCACGCCTAAATTACGGCGTGTTGCTCTGTTTCTCAATGAGCTGTGTGTATAGATAATCCAAGCGTGCCTCGATGCGAGAGATTTGATCCTTCATACTCGATCCACCATTGGGCATTAATTCGCTCATTACCGATCTGATTATGATCCTCATTGACGAATAAACGGCTGCCAGTATTGCAATGACAAAACCACCAACAGCTGTCCATTCGCCCACGCTCACTTTTTAATACCAAATGTCACATCATTGGGATTGGCCCATCGAGCTAGTACCGGCACAATGCCAGCAACCAAGCCCATTGCCAAATCCTTTGGATTAGTATTTCCGGTCATATAAACAGCTAAACAACCTGCAACCGCGCTTCTTGCCCATGATGCGGCCGCTGCCTTAAATTGCTCCATTATTTTTCTCCTTTTGGTCGATCCGGTAAGTCACCGGCAAACGCTTCATAAGTTGGTCGGCCGTAACCCACCACAAATGATCTCGCTCCCAAACTCCTTGATTTAACCATAACCTCGCCGCCGTTGCGCTGATTTCCGCCGGCAGCTGATGTGTTGCCTTCAATAGTCACAATCTGCTTTTCTGAACAGCGGATCACCAAACCAATGTGATTTATGATTGTTTTGTCATCATCAACAAAATCAAAGAAAACAAAGTCACCGATCTTTGGTGTTGTGTGCCATTGCTTCAATTCTTTAAATGCTGAGGCTCCAACCCGGGTGCTGACTACATTTGGCACCTTGACTCCGGCTTGAGCTGCACACCAATTGAGAAATGATCCACACCATGGCAGCTTGTCGGCTTTCATAAATTTGCCATATTTTGTCTCATTGTTGCCGGTTTCGGCTGTACCAACCTCAGCTAATGCAACCTCAATCAAACGCGGCAAAGTGCCTTGTGGAAATGTCATTCTGTTTCCCATTCCGTCTCCACTATGGGTGCAACAAATTCATCGAGCGTTTCATCGTATGTGTATCCAATACCGGCATAGACACCGCGAAATGTTGCATTGTATGAGGTTTGAACCCATCGCCCACCAAAATGTTTGATACAGAATTCAATGCCTTTCCATTCTGATTCAATGCCATCATCATCAATTAATTCATTGTTATGAACAACAATCACATTGATCACAATGTTGTTTTCATCAAGCTGTGCAAAATGTGCCATTAGAAAGTCACCGATCCGCTTCCTGTCCATTGGTAAATTCTGTATCCACCGGATGTTGTGATTGTTGGCGATCCTGTTGTAGATACCGCTAAATCAAAAGTATCTGCATAGCGAATGCAAACAAAACCAGATGAACCATTCCCACCTGTTAGTGCTGTTCCAGACGCACCACCGCCGCCCGAGCCGCGGTTTGCAATCGAAGCACTCGAACCATTAGCGAACACACCGCCATTTCCTGCGCCTGCGCCACCACCTGTTCCACCGCTGCTAGTACCGCCACCACCACCGCCGCCTGCATAAGCGACGCTGCTTCCAGTAATAGAGCTATTAGATGATGTGCCTCCGTTGCCACCATTGTTTCCACTCGGCGCTGAACCTGTGCCACCTTTTCCACCACCGCCGCCAGCTGATGTTCCACCAGTAGCCGCACCGCCGTTACTGCCTTCGCCACTTGTTCCTGTGCCAGCAGTACTTCTACCGCCGCCGCCTGAACCACCATTTTGTCCGACACCGCTGCCCGGTGCTGGGAAATCACAAGAACCTTGACCGCCATAGGTTGATGTAATTGAACTAAAAACAGAATTATTACCATTTCCAGCAGTCGTGTTTGTTGTTTGTCCAGCACCGCCTGCGCCAATTGTGACAGTCAATGGCGAGCCAGCCGCAACGGATAAACCAGTCGCGGTACGCATACCACCCGCACCGCCGCCGCCGCCGCCGCTGCTTCCTGCGCCTGATGTTCCACCACCACCTGCACCGCCAGCAATTACCAAGTATTCAACAGTCGTTGGTGGATTTGTCCGTAATCTACCGCCGTCAATAATTCCCAAAATTGGCATTATGCAATGTCTCCGATCACATACCACAAATCTGTTGCTACCTTGATGCAAGTTAAGGCGGCAAATTGATTACGACATTTTGGCCCGGCTGGTGTTGCAGCATTTGATGAAATTGTTGTTGTTCCCGGTGTTGCGGCTGAAACAGTTACCTGCCCGGCACCGATTTGGATCAAGTTTATTTGTGTGCCAATTGGAAATGCCACGCTTGCATTTGTTGGGATTGAATAAGTTTGTGCAGCTGCATTTGATGCCGTTACCAATTTGCCATTGTCTGTCAATGCAAATGTGTAAGTCGTGCCGGTTTGTGCGTTCAATGCCAGGTTGATGACCGGTGCTGTTAATGTTTTGTTTGTCAATGTTTGCGCTGTGGTCAAATCAGCTGTGACCGCTGTATCAATTGAAACTGTCGGTACTGGGCCAGTTGGTGATGTAACTGTAATACCTGTGCCGGCTGTGATACCTGTGATGTCACCTTGATCATTTGCAATCCAAGTAAAATCCATGTCGGTGTTGCTATTTTTTGCGAGAATTTGACCAGTAGTGCCGCCCAATAAATCGGCCATCGATGTTGCTACGGCTTGACCAAATACCTCAAAATCCGCTGGCAAGTCTGTAACCAAATCCGTGGCCGTAGGCATTTGCCATGAAAACGGTGTTGTTGGATTACTCATGTTTCCTCCTTAGGCCACAATCGTGGCATTGATCCAATCCAATGTTGGATTGATTGTGTTCCATTGCTCTGTTAC